GGCGGGGTCGGAAAGACCCTCGTTGACGGAAATTGGACCGAGTGCGACAAGTGCGACGGCGACGGACAAGGGAAGAACGACATTCTGCCCGGGCTCAACTCAGGACCAGACGAACACGGAGAGGTTGGAAAGACAGTGCTGACAGACATTTACGGGGCTGAACTGACCACCAAGGCCGGTGACCCGGACTGCAAGACCTGCAAGGGTTCGGGCAAGATCAAGGACGGTCACGTTGACTGCCCTGACTGCGTGGACAAGGGCGTTGAGCCTGACGAGTACAAGAAGGCTTATACCGACAAGGAACGCCAAGCGTCTGCCGCGAAAGGCAACGCACTACCCGGAGGTGGATTCCCCATCGAAAACAAGACCGACCTTCAGAACGCCATCGACGCCTTCGGGCGAGCCAAGGACAAGGCTGCGACCAAGGCGCTCATCATCCGCAGGGCCAAGGAGCTCGACGCCGTAAGTCTTCTTCCAGATTCGTGGGGAGTCGCCAAGAAGGCCGCATTCGCTGATGCCTTGGTAGCGTTGTCCCTGGTCAACAAGGGCGCAGAGCCCGGACAGTGGACGCACGACCCCGACTCGCTGAAGGCAGTCGAGGACGGGATTATCGCCTGTTTGCAACAGGAACTCGAAGAACTGTCAGACGGTGAAGACGAGCGGTGGGACTTGCAGGTACTGCTCGACTCCCTGAACGGCTTCCTTTCATGGCGGATGCACGAGGCATTCGGAGGCGAAACAACTTCGCCGTTCGCACAAGGAGATGACCTGACAATGTTCGTAAGCGCCGACACAATCAAGGCCGCACAGGCGGAAAACGCCACCGACGAAGAGAAGGCCGCGCCAATCGCAGAACTGCGCAAGGTGCTGGGCCTCGAAGAGATCGCAACATCCACAGAGGACATCGTGAAGAAGGTCGCTGACCTTGCGAGTGTCGTGGAGAAGGTGAGAAAGATGTCCGCACCCCGTGAATGGGCGCTGCGTGCATCACAGGAGCAACAGGAAGTCCAGGTTGAATTGGAGGCGGCAACGAGACAGTTGAACGCCTACAAGTCCGCTCAGGCCGACCTTCACACTCCACAAGAGCGCGAGGTCTACACCCCGCTCGTCACCGAGTGGCAGTCCAAAGTGGACGCCCTCACATCCAAGATCGGAGCATAAAGCATGAGTTTCACTTCACGCGCCCTCGACCTCGCTGACGGCGATCCCGTCCGGGCCGAAGCCGTAAAATCAGCCGTCGTCGAGATGTTCGAGACCGGCCTAAAGATGAAGGCCGCCGGATATCAGTTCGTCCCGGGTGCCGGCGTCATCAACCCCCGTCAACAGCAGATGATCGCTGCCCTTGCAACCAAGGGCGTCACGGCTGACACGGTGAAGGAATGGGACTTCGCAAACCCCGTCTCGAACACCGCCATCCAGTACTCGGGTCTTACCCCGTATTCGCTGGAATCTGCGTTGATCCACCTGTACCCGAAGGACCTGACGCTTCGCAACTCGGCTGCACGCGAGACGAAGGCCGGTCCTGGTTTCGAGTTCCGTCGAATCCTGTCGGTGACGAACTCGGCCTACAACACCAACGTCTCTCCGTTCTTCATCTCGACCTCTTCAACGGTCTCGGTGAACGGAACGACCCTGAACCGTCCGCCGAACATCACCTACACCGGTGACGCAACCTTCCTGCCGTACGTGGAAATGGGTTGGAGCGACGAAGTCGCCCTCCGCCTGATCTACGCGGCCCAGGGATGGAGCGACCCGCAGGCTGAGAGTGCTCTGGCATTGCTGAACGCCCACATGCTCGGTGAGGAGAAGGCGCTACTCATGTCGCGCTCGACCTCATTGGTCGTCTCGGGTATCACGGCAGTTGCCACGGCGTCCGCGACCATCACGAGCGGCTCGGGCTTGCCCGCTGCCAACCCCCCGACTGCCGTATTGGTGGTGTTCAACACGGGTTTTGGCGGTTCAAAGGCAATCGTTCCTACGGGCGTGAGCTCCATCAACCTCGCGGCTGGTCACGGTATCGACCTCGCCTTCACGGGCGCGGTCCCTGCTGGTACGGTCTCGATCTCGACCTTCGTTGAGAACGCGGCTGGGAATGCCTGGTACGTCGGTACTTCGACTTTGGATGGTGGAATCTCACCGGCCAAGTTCGTTTCCTACACCGGCACAGTTCCCTCAAGTTCAGCGGACAACGGGTCAAACCCGGCCTACACGCTGGGCGGCGGGTTCATCTCCGGTGCGAGTGCGTCAAGCATCGCCGGCTACGACGGCCTCATCTCCGAGGTCTCGGCCAACGGCGGTTACTCGAACTACCTCGGGGCAACCCTGTCAACGACTTCACCCGGAACCGAGTTCTACACCGGTCTTGAGAGCCTGTTCGTCTCCCAGGGCGCTGACCCTGACCTCATCCTCACCACCGGCGCAGTTGCGACCGAGTTGTGGAATGCGGTCACGGCTGGTGGAACCACCAACAGCTACCGCGTCAACCTGACCGCTGGACAGGACGGCACCACCCTTGGTGGCGCTGTCGCTGGTATCTCGAACCCGGCGACCGGAACAGTGGCGCAGTTCAAGGTTCACCGTTACATGCCCGCAGGTACGGCAGTCCTCCACTCAACGCGAGTGCCGTGGGCTGACTCCAACGTGGCAGCGACCCTCAAGGTCGTCGCCGCGGCGGACACGATGTACGTCAACTGGCCCGAGATTGGCTTCTCGCGTGACGCTTCGACGTACACGCTGGGAACCGCTTGCTTCGAGGCTCCAGTGCTCGACGGCATCGTCACCGGCATTCAGTAACTCAGTAAACTTGAAAGGAGGGGTGGGCGCACGGTCTGCCCCTCTTTTCTCGAAAGGAAGCCGTGAGAGTGCTCGCTTCGGATCGTCACATGCAGGGACTTACCCTCAATGAGGGGAAAGAGCACCTCGTCAACAAGGACGGGACCTTCCACCTCGACGAGGCAACCGGAAAGACCCTGGTCAAGTCCGGTGATTTCGCTCAGGTCGGCATCAACTTCCAGAAGGTTTCCGGCCACGCCTGCCCAGAATGCGGGCGAATGAACATCTTTCGAGACAGCTGCGGACGTTGTGGATGGCATCAATGAACTGGCTCCATCACTTCTGGTTCACTTACGAATGGCCTAGCGACCAGGGGAACGGCCCAGAAGCAGTCTCAGAGATGCTGGTCGTCGCGATATTCGTGTCTCTCTTGGTCCCGCGAGTCCGTAAATGGTGGGCTCGGCACATCGAGGAATTGAAGGCTCACGTCAGTGCAGAGAACAAGGAACTGCACGAAAAGATGGATCACATCATCAAGCATCACCCCGACATTCCCGATTTCATTCACCGCGACGAGTCCGGCAAGTTCAAGAAGAAGCCGTAGGGTGATTACATGACCTTCGGCTCGATAGTTGTTGTCCCGAACATCACCCAGATAGGCAGAGCAGAGCCGTACATCTCGGTCGAGACGTTCAAGGACGACCCTCTCTCAAACTCCCTTGATTTAACTCAGTTGGTTGAAGGTGGCTCTCAGTCCGCTCAGGATTCAGCCATCTACCGTATGATCCTCAGGGCTTCGGCCAAGATCGACAACCACACCTGCGGACCTACCGGGACGCTTAATGCCACTCAGGTGACCAAGCAAGGCCAGTCATTCGTCAATCGCGAGGGATGCGTCACCGTAAGCCCCGGCGAGCCAAGGCTTTTGGGAATCGTCGGTGCCGAGTGGGGCTACCAGATGGGGGCGTGGTCGCAGATTCCCGTTGACGGTTATCACATGTGGGCCGAAGAGACCACCTTCCGCCTGAAGGTCGCCGGCGGTGCGGGAACTGTTCAATTCGCCGGGGTCGGGGATCTTTCAGCTTTGTTCCAGGGACGCTCCACGGACGGCAAGGTGTACGTGAACTACACGTATTTGGCAGGATGGCCGAACTCCTTCACCAATCTCTCTACTGGAACGGCAGGAAGTGACTCTCTGAGCGTTGTAGACCCCACGGGGTTTATGCAGGGCATGGAGACTACCATCTGGGACGGAATCGCCACGGAAACAGTATTCGTTCAGTCCGTCTCGGGGAATGTAGTGACTTTCACTACGAACCTGCTCTACAACCACGGGTTCGGGGTGAACGTCACGACCCTTCCCGCCTCAGTCCAGCAAGCCTGTATGCACTTCATCATCGGCATGGTGAAGTCCCGTGGTCAGGGTGGAATCGTGATTTCAAGTGACGGGTCGGCTGAGGCAACCGGAAGCCGCAATGAATCCATTTCAGCTGACGAGGCCATGGCCTACGACCTTCTCGACCAGTTCGTCGCAACGTGGGGCCGGGCGTGACATTCACCAGTACGTCCGATACTATAACCCCCGAGGACGACTTCTTCCTCGTCTCGGGGCAGGTGTTCGAGTACCTGAACGTCCTCTCAAGCCCTCCGAATCTTCCAAATCCCAACGGAATCCCCTATCTGTCCAGGGTCTTTCTGTACCCCGAGAAGGTTACGAGCGAGGGCGATTTCTACGAACGACCCGGAATTGGTTTCGGGGGATTCATCTACCTGTGGTTCGGAGACGCGACAGACGACGTGATCGGTCTGGCTGGTCCCACTCTTTCAGAACGGTGGATGGAGTACAAACTCTCCATGCGGCTGATATTCAGGTCGCAGGACGAGGACTCTCAGAAGGTCGGCTACGAGAATGAGAAGTTCGTCTCCGGGGTAATTTCCGCAATCCACCAGTCGAGGAACGCCGGTTCTCCTACAACTGCTACGGGTCAACCCGTGAATGTCTTCTCGTGGGGGATGGGCGGGCAACAGGGAGGCCCGGACATCGCCGTCACTAGGTATCTACCAACTCAGGTGGACGCTCAACTTTCAGCCACGCAGGTAATCACACACATCGAGGTACGAGTTTGTAGGGTCGCCTACCGATGACGGGCGCGAAACCTCAGGCGCGGAAAGGTAACTTCTAACCCATGGCGCTCAAGTACACCGGCCCCGAGGGCAAGTTCTACGTCAAGGTCACCGTTGGCGGGAACTACCAACGGACCCTTGAACCGATTCCCGGCGAACTCTACGAGATCGACGACCCAGGTGACGGGCTGTGGGATTCTGAAACCGTTGTGGCCGATTCTGGGCCAGTTCTAGCCGATAGTGGGCCGGTTGTCGCAGATACGCCGCAAAGCGCCGAAAACGAGCCTACAGAGGCTGTGGAAGGAAACTGATGGGAATTGCCTACGCAAGCAAGAATGGCTATCTCGCCATCGTCAAGGAGACCACCTACGCGACGACCCCGACCACCGGCTGGTCGTTCCTCCCGGTTGCCGAGGACGTGGCCATCGCCCTAGGCCAGAAGTTCCTCGCCAACGAGGCCCTCACGGGATCCCCGGTCATGACCATCGATCAGGTTCAAGGTGTGCGTAGCGACGACATCACCTTCAAGTGCTCCATCTACGCCGACACCTTCCCGCTTCTCCTCGTGGCGGCATTGGGCGGTGCGGATACCGTTACCGGTGCGACGTACTACACGCACGTAATCAAGCTCCTGAACTCGCCTACCACGGGTTCACAGCCTCCCTCGTTCTCGATCATGCTCTTCGACGGTGCGAACTACTGGACGTTGGCCGGGTGTCGGTTGGACACCCTGACAATTCCGTTCTCGTCCGATGGCGTCGTGGAAGCGACCGCGAAGTTCATCGGCAACCCTGCCGCTTCAACCACCGCCGCTCCCACAGGCGCCACTGTGGCGAACCCCTCAGCCGAGGTGATGATCCCGGGCTGGTCCGCGAGCGTCAACATCGCTTCAACTCCCATCGCCTACGTCCAGTCGGGTGAACTGGTCATCGCCCGAAACACCGCGGCGCTCTTCGCCGAGGGTTCACAGAGCGCCTACGTCAACTTCGCCGCCCCCATCAAGGTCACCGGCAAGATGCTGGCGATTGTGGCGACCCAGGCCGACCCCTGGAGCGCCGCTTCACCCGCTCAGGCTCTTACCAGGGACCAGTTGGCGACGGTCATCACCTTCACGGACCCCAACGACGTGACCGCGACGGTAAACCACTCCGTGGCCGTCACGATGTCCAAGACCCAGTACATGGAGCCCAAGAGGACCCAGGGCAAGGTGTTCGTCGAGGTCGAGGCCAACTTCGAGGCGATCTCGAACGCCACCGACACCGCCTCGGGGCTTTCGCCCATCTCCACGACCACCATCAACGCCGTCTCTGCCGCGTACAACTAGTATCCTCTCCTGAAAAGGGAGGTCTATGAACGAGGTAACGCTTTCAACGGGCCAGGTCGCGCAACTGCGCTCACCGGACGAATTGACCGAGGGCCAGAGCCGGAGAATCGCCGTCGCCCGAGCCAGGGGTGCGGCGGTCTTCTCCCGCTACGGCAAGGAGGAGGGCGACAAACTCTCAATCCCACCCGAGTTGATGGACCAACTCTCCGACGAGGACTTCGCCCACATCCGAGGATTCGAGGACGCCGTGATGGAGGTAATGACCATCGCGCTCGACGGACAGCCATTAGGTTCACCGACTGACCTGCTCGGCACGCTCTACGACGCGCTGAACGAGGAGACTCTTTCGGCTTACTCGGGGATACCCGTCTCAAGTGAAGGGCCGGATGAGAAGATAGACCCTTTAGCCGAAGCCGCCGGATCAACCGACTCTTCGTCGGAAACGCCGACCTAGAGGCCCTGTCGTACTACCGAGAGTACGACTTCCGAAAACGCTTCGGTGGCTCTCACCAGGACTTTCTAAACCAGCCCACTGAGGTAACATTGTGGCTGAACGAGATAGATCGGGCGGTGAATGAGCGTAATTCTTGAGGGGAAGAACGAGTTCATAGACGGACTAGAGGGCAAGAAGGAAGCCGCCTCTTTAGCGGCGCGAAACATCGTCACCAAGGGCCGTTTGATCGTCGCCACCAAGGCAAGAAAGGTCTTTCGACCCTTCCCCGGCGGACGAGTCACCGCCAAGTCTGGAAAGACCTACTACGTCTTCATTCCGCCCTACCAAGCCACTCCTCCCACTCCGACGAATCGCTCAGGGGCGTTGTCCAAGTCCATCATCGGCGGCCCGGTGACCAAGGTCGGGGTCAGTGCGTGGCAGGGGGTGGTAGGGACGGTCCTCAACTACGCCGGCTACGTGGAGCGCGGGACCAAGTTCATGACCAAGGAACCGTTCCTAGAGACCGGTCTACGCAACTCCAAAGAGGACATCCAAGCCTTGGCTGAGATGGAGTGGGAAAAGGCGTGGACCGAATGAGCATCGGCTCTATATCGCCGGTTACAGCTGTTTTGCTCGCGAACACTCAGGAATTTACTGCGCGCATGGACGACGCCCAGGCCAAGATGACTGCGCTCGGTGCGAGTTCTGATACCGCAGGCCAGAAGTTCACGAAGTTCGGCAGCATGGCCGCAGACGCGGTTCTCGGTCTAGGGGTAGCCGCCGCAGGATTCGCCGTCGATGAGGGGTTCAAACTCACCGAGACGATGGACAAGCTCCAGAACGCCACGGGACTCTCCAACGCGGCCATCAAAGCCTTAACCCAGTCCATCATCCAGATTTCGGACAAGACTGGCGCTTCTACCGCCGATTTGGCGACCTCACTAGCCAACATCGAGCAGGCGGGCATCAAGGGTGCCAAGGCGCTCCAACTCACGGATCTTGCAGCCAAGGCAGCACTTGCGACCAACACGAACGTCGTCTCGGTGACCCAGTCCCTTATCGCCGTCGAAGCCCTGCACCTGAAGGGGACCAAGGACCTCGCGAATACGACCGGCCTTCTGGTGGCGGGTTCGCACAATGTCGTGGGGGGGATGGCGGC